ATCTTAGTATGACAGTAAGGTCTGCATCTGCGAATATCTTGAAAGCATATGCAAACGTAGTGGTACTTCCGTCTCCACTGTAACTGTTTTTTGTGGTTGTGCTACTAACTGTCATAACTACCTCGTTTCTACGTTATAATATTTTTTTGTAAATTAATCAAATTAAAACCTAACTGCTGACCTTGATGGAGATATGTAATATTCTTGATCCGTTTCTTTTTCTATCTTTCTTTCCATCCTTGAAAGATAACCTGGATTTGTTTTTTCCATCATTCCATACAAGAACAAATAATCTAAGGCTGTCTTTGTGTAAAATAAATTAATATATGGTGTGTTAGATACCAAGGTTCTAAATGCGTTTTTTGTAACTTGATCTGTTTTGCCATCCCTTAACGCTGCGTATAATTTTAATACATCTGCTGCTGTGCCAAAAGTAGGACCAGCAAATGTTTCTAATGGAGATCTACCAAACCTATTAAATTCACCAAACACAAAGTCACCATATATTCCAGCACCACCACCTTGTGTAAATGCTCTTACAAATGTTTTATAATTTAGACCCTCTCTTTCATCATAAACCTCTGCTGGACTCTTACCTTTTAATATGTCCTTTGTTGTCATTGATAAATAACCCATAATCGTAGTGCCAACCATCATTTGTGCTACGCCATATATACCACTTTGACCTGCCTGTTTTTTTGCGTGATACTGTTGTGACATACCTTTTGTAACATAAGTTATTGGGAAACCTTTTAACTGCATCAACGCCCTAATAGCTTCACCTAACACAGTACCTCTTTCAGTGCCCTGATTCATTATGGCACGTTCTTTTGCACCAGGTGTAGGAATGGCAGTATCTGCTGCATCCGTTAAATATGAAGATAATTTTGTTCTTAGATTGTCTTTATACCTTTGCAACTCAACATCAGTTACTTCTTTTAGTTTTCTTTTTCTTGTAAGATTCGCTTCTCTTAAAGCACCTGCTTTCAAAATAGAAGGATCAACATCATCAACAGCAGCAGGAACTAAGTAATCATTTCCATCTAATGCTTTCTTTTCCATAGAGCTATAAACTGCCCAATCTTCTGCATTTATGCCGTATCTTTGTAAATTTAATCTTGTTCTTGTTGGTATTTCATCAAATGCTCTGTTCGTATACATGGCTAAATCTGCTGAAATCATCCTAGCCAAGCCAGTTTTTTGTGCATTATTCCACCATGTCATACCATTTAGTCTAAAAAACATTTGATGTGCTTTACCCATCATACCTGGCAAACTGTCATTTGCACCAAACCTTGAATGAACGTCACCTAAAAAGTTTTCTACACCTACGTTAAGTAAGTACGCTAATTCTTTTTGCTGCTTACCACTATAGTTTCTAAATATGTCACTAAATGCTCTTAAATAGGATGTGAATATATTTCTCTCTGTTCTTGAATTAATAAAATGTGCTTTTGTTGCTATATCGGAAAAAGAGGATATTGTTGCTGCACCTAGCTTTGCCATGTTTTGCAACATACGCCAAGCAGCGTTTATCCCAGCAAAGTCAACAGTGCCACCTAATAATAATCTACCCGATCCTCTTGCTCTTGTGGTGCCATCAAGTTCTCTAAATTGATTTTCTAATCTTTTTGTTTTGATTGTCTCTTTAGCTTTTAGATTAGTTTTATTTATTTCTTGTGCATCTTTCATAACTCTATCAAACATTGCTCTTGGGTTTGTGCCAAATGTTTCCATAAGACCAATAGCCTGACCATCATGTAAAATGCCGTTTACAACAGCTTCGCTAAAACTTTGCCTTGTAAATTTTTGTGCGTAATCATATGCTGCTTGCCCATCTTTAAAGTGCAAAACCCTTGATGTACTTAGCTTTTTTGCCAAGTTAGCTGGACCTGAGAACCCAACTAATTTGTCACCCATATTGTCACCACCATCAACTTTTTGATGCTGTCCTGAAACAAGGTTATCATATATATCGCCTATAAATTGTTCATCTGTATACTCTACACCATCTTTAAACTGGCTTTTGCTTTCAAATGTTTGGTCACTTAATCTTACATAAACACCATTGCCATCTTTTTCTAGCATATAATTAACCCAGTTATCTTTGCCAGTTTTCCTTAATATTATTGGGTCATGCCCTTGACGAACAACATAATTTTTAAGCTCACCAATTACTGCACCATTTCTGTTTTTCCTTTGTAGTAATTGTTTTTGTACTTTTTGCACAACTTCAGCTATTTCTACAGCTTCTCTTGCACCAGCAACATTCAAGTCCATAGAATCAGGACCATCAAACATTGCTTTGTATATTAACTCGTCTAAATCACCTGATTTAAACAATGCTTCTAAATCTTTTTTCCTTAATGCTGCAACTAATTGTCCTGCATACTCTAAGCTAATAGCTTGCTGTCTCCTGTCAATACTTCCCAAGCCATCATCCATAACCCTTATGTCACCTGTCAGTATAGCTTCTAATACTTGCCCTGGATTATCAGGATTGTTTTTTAGCTTGGTCATTATTTTAGTGTAGGCTCTCATATTTAAAAGCCTGGTTTTTCTCATTATCGCTGCATTAATTCTTGCTTGTTTTGTTATTTCTTTTGCTAAATTAAACAGGTCTAGGTCTTGATCTGCACCTGCGTTAGCCATTCTCTTAGCTAATTTCTTTTCTAAAATAGCTACTATTTCTTGAGCTTCGTCTTCTCCTAAATCTATACCTGCTCTTTTTGCAGCATTTAATACTTCATCTACGCAACTCATTAGCTTTTACTCCTAATAACACATTGGGCACCCACTTTTGTCGCATTATCATAAGAAACCCTTGCCTTTTCTGCTGCATCATCTGCTTCTTTCATAGCTGCCTTTGCCTTTTGTAAAGTTTGTTTTGCAACATCTGGTAAAGATTCTATTATTTCAGGATCCTCTAACTCAAGCATCATAGCTTCATTTTCTGCTTCAATATCCTCTGCTTTTATTTCACTTAAGTCAGCAGTGTCTGCATCCATTTTATCAACTTTGTCTGCATACTCATCTAATCTACCCAACTTATCTTGGCTTATACTAGCTGAATCTCTTTGGTCATTTATTTGCTGTGGTGTTAATTCTGCACCCTCTTGTGTAGTTACAGTTTCTTCTGTTGTGTTTGTATCTTTTGCACCAGGTTCGGTAGTTTGCTTTGTTATAGGATCTTTTGGTCTTACAACTTTTTCGCCATTTAATCTTTTTAACTCTATTTCTATAGCTTTTTTTGCAGTTTTAAGCCTTTCTATTTGTGCATCATCTGCTCTTGATCTAGTGGCTTTACCACTAGGCTTCCTCTCACGAACCAAATCAATTTCTAAGTCTATTTGTTCGTCTAAACCTTTTAAAATATTTTCTTGATCGACTTTATCTTTATAACCTCTTATTTCTTCCAAGGTAAAAACTTGTTCTCCATTTTGTAAAACAATTTCAAAATCTTCGTCATATGGAGATTTACTGACAACATCACTCTGATCCACAACCTTTTCAGTACCATCAGTATCTTTTATAGTAACGATACCCTCATCATCAACCCTAACTTTTTCTACTACTCTTGGCTCGCCATCAGAATTGTAAACTGTAATTGTGTCAGCCTGTTCTGTTTCAGGCTTAATTGTTGTTGTTTCTGCTTCGTCAACAATACGATCAACCTGTACAGGCTTATCAGTTAGAACTTGACCTATTGATGTTTTCTCTGCTCTAGCTCTTGTTTGTGGTGGCGTTCTATTTATTCTGTCTGATATCTTACCAAAACCTACATGAAGCCCACTACCCAATGCACTACCTACAGCAACATTTAAGAAACTATCTAGTAAAGTATAACTTTCGTCTTGTTCGGCAGCAGCAGCACCTATGATTAATGGCTCTAATACAGCAGCACCAACAGCACCATCTACAGCACCTTTGACTGCCCTCGATCCACTTTTGCCCATCTTAGCTGCCATTGACGCAACTCTAGCTGGACCAACGGCAGGTATAAACGCACTGGCTATATTTAATGGATCAAGGAAACTACCAGCTATAGCCACACCAAACTGAGCAGCACCTAATCCAAATCCACCTTTAGACCTTTGTAATGTTATTTGAAACTCACGCCTTCTATCAACTCTTTCTGCTAAGAGTTGTGCCAATCCTTCTTTGATGCCATTATCATCAACCTGTATACCATCTCTGTAGTATTGGCTTTCTTTCCAATCATCTTTAGATATTACTTTACCAGTTTGACCTAATCCTGTGTATTGTTCAGCAAGTCTATTTACAGCATTTAATGGATTATAATACAGCGTTTCTTGAAATGTAGCACCTAATACGTCTAAAGTACCAGCTTTAGCAATATCGTAATATTGATTAGTTAAATTAGGATCATCACCCTGCTCTGGGATATACATTCCTACCATTAGAATAATTGTCCTGTAGTTTTAAAATGATCTGCCAACCTTCTTTTTCTTGCTGCTGGCTTATTATCCTGCATACCAGTACTTGTAAATATTTCTTTATGCTTGTCTAAAGACAAAACAAGACTATCGAATTTAACCGAAACGAAAGGTGCCATACCACCTATGTCTCCTGGCTCCATTGCTGAATCTTTTCTTTTAACCATACCACCTAATTGATCTACCATATAAACACCACTGTTATCGGTTGTGGTTCTCCATGTACCTTTTTTAACTAAATCTGTGTAATATGTATTCTGCCATTGCTTTTGAGCCTTTGCATCCAAACCTAATGGTGCTGGTGGTGCTTCTACTATTTCTTTTAAATAATCAATGTTATTAGTGATAGATGTTTCTAATATATCTGCCATTGGTTTAGCTACAGAATCATATTCTATCCCAAACCTAACAGTAGTATCATTAACTTGATTATCTAAATTAAAATGATTTCCAATAACTTCATTAAAGGCTCTTTTAGCAGCATCTGCTGGTTCCATATTATCAATCATCTTATAGTAATTGGCTGTGTTTACAATTATATCTCTCATTGACATTACATGACCTGCTCTGCCTTTTGTAAAACCCCCACCTAAAACATCATCAAAGCCACCACCTAAAACAGTTTGACTGTAACTTGCCATTTCTGTCGAAACTGATTCCATGATAGTTGTTCTTTCATCTTTAGGAATATCACTTTTATATCTTTTAACTGTTTCTGGTGCATTAGCCAGTATGGCACCTTTAATTCTTACATCATTTGGATATGCCAAAAGCAAGTTATCAATAGGTGTAATTTTACCAGCAGCTATTAAGTGCCTTAAAACTTTATTTTGATTGGCACCATAGCTATTTAAAAAATCTTTACCAATCTGTGCTTTTTCTGCATAATTTAATTCTGGTGCTTTAAAAGCTGCTTCAAACGCATCTAATTCAGCATTGCTTGTTACCCTTATGTTAAGCTCTGGTATATCCATTTGTTTTTGTAGGGTAATCATTTTGTCGACTGTGATCTCCTCGTCAGGATTCTGACTCTTATAATAACCTATAAAATCTTTTTTTATTTCTGCATCTCTTACAGAAACTTGACTAGCAAAAGATGTATATATTAACTCATCCTCTTTTTTCCCTGATCTTTGCCAATTTAATTTTAGTTCATTTAACTTATCTGTAGTTTGAGTTTTACTGCTAAATTTGATTGACTGAAAAGCACTTGATGCTTTTATCTCTGCATTGATACCAAGTTGCCATTCGTTAGCTTTTTGATATTCTTCTGCTAAAATTAAAGCATTGTATACGCTATCCTTCTTTGCCATGCTCTGCTTACTTATAACACCATCAGCTTTCAAGTCAGACACAATATCATCTTTTACCTGCATAGCATTGGCTAATTCTCTTTTAGCTTTGTCTTTAATTTCTGTGTTAATTATTTGTTTCATTTGCTCTCTTGAAGCAAAATTCTCAATCTCAGGTCTGTATCTATCTTTGCCTGTGGCATCTATATTATCTCTTATTTTAGTCAACTCAGACAAAGATTTGCCCTGAACCTCTGCACTAAGACTCACTTTTATGTCATTGATTTCTTTAGATAATAACTCGTTTCTTCTTGTTTGTGTTTTTGCTTTTATGGTTTCTAAAATATTTACAGGTAATGTTTTTGGATTAACTCTAATTGTAACACCTTTGTCGTTTACAAATTCCATTGGCTCTGATTTGTTTAAAGTTTGTATTGCTTTTTCAAACTCTTTGTCATTTGTCAAAGCCTTGTCATTGCTAACAAATATCATTCTTGTAATAGCATCAGCATATTCGCCATGAACTCTTTTTTCTTGTGCATCTAATAACGCATTTAATTTAAGGCTTGTTTCAGGCATAAACCTTTCATTTTTAAGATTATTTTTTAATTCTTCTATTTCCTCAATGCTTTGGGCATTTTCTGATAAAACAGTAAAGTCATTTGTTTTTATAGCATTAAAAGCCTGGTCAACTGTTTTGTAAGTTAAGTTTTTAGTTTCACCATTTTCATTAGCTATTTTAATCGTTTCTCGTAGTTCATTTTCCATTGCATCACGCAAAGGAGTGCCTATAGGCTGTTTACTAATTTCCATAATCAAGTTGTCACTTGCGTTTTTATGAAGTGTAGAATTATAATCTCTACCTCTATCAAATGCTAAAATTTTGCCATCTTGCATCTTAACACCTTGATGCAGAATCATTTGTGCCTTGATAGATTTTAACTGATTAGGCGTTAAATTCCTTTTTGCGTAGTTTTTTTCAAACTTTTTGTTAAAAAGATTTAATTTATCTTGAATCTCTACTGTGCTTCTGGATTTGTCGTTTCTAATAAAATCATTGACTTCGTCATTGTATTGCGTTTTCAATTCATTAAACGCAGCTTTGGTATTCTCTTCCTTTTCTTTCATACCAAATTGATAGGCTATATCACCAGCTTTTTTAAACAAATCAGCAGTAGCTAATTGTGCACCAACAAATGCTTGTGTGTCTGCCCTTACACCAATCTGTGTAGTAGGTGCTTTTACTCTTTGCCCTAGTTGGTCATATGTAGGTATCTTTGGCATATCTTATCCCAT